TACCAGGATAGTTCGGGCATATTACATGGAATACATCAAAATGTTTATCGAAGTTATTAGCATTCAACGCTTCTTTTACAGCCAACGGGACTTTGTCTTTGAAACTCTGCATCATTCTGTCAGCAGTGAGTTCAAAATGACGAGCTAGTTTGGTGTATTTCCCATCGGAATCGATTCCTAAATAATATTCACCGATAGTCAAATGGTTGAAAAACACCAAGTCCCAATCACGCTCTTCAATGAGCATGCAGCCAATTCCGTATCTAACCCATTCAGAAATAACGCCACGCATGGCACTGTAGAAATTGGACTTATCAAAAAGGTAGTACAGGAACTCTTTCGTCTTTTCTAACAGTTGGGCAATTTCGTAGTACCCCATAGCTTGTACATTCGGATTGGTTTTGTCTACAGTCAAATCGAACCATCTCGATGCAGGGTTAATCAATCCGCCATATAATCCAGCTACTGTGGTATCCAAAAATGTGGCAGGTTCGCTATCAAGGAGCTTGATATAATCGATGGTTTCGTTTTCGGCATTATGTTTTTTATTATCAAACAGACCTGTCCCAGGAGCTAAAAGGTCACGGATGTTTTTGTATGTAGCCTCTTTATCACCAAAACTTTGCTTTAATACCTGAAAAATTCTTTTATATCTATTATATCGCTCCATGAGAGTCTCCCGTTAAGCCGCACCGCCAAGCTTCGTGTCTGGGTTACCAGAACTAGATGTTAATAAAGTTTGCCGAATCCCTTTTCTAGCTCTTTCGGCACGAGCTAAAGATTCAGCAGCAAATCGTTGTTGAGGAGTTGCGCCTGCCTGTGCCTTGGCAAGTTCCTCGGTTTTTCTATTGGCTTCAGCTTGTAGTCTATTCGCTTGTTTGGCAGCTTTGCGTTGTTCATGTGCATTATACGCAGATACGCCAGCTCCAGCTGCAATTCCTACTGCCGCAGCAATAATTGCTCCTGTTACCATAAAAACCTCTAAATAGTGGGGAGGAACGGGTCCTCCCCTATTATGTTACCTATAACGACCGATTAAGATTCGGATTCGTCAGCATCTTCAGCACCGGTGTAGAAGACTTCCGTATTGTCTACGCCATCCATGATACCGCAGACCAAGTCTTTTTCGGCAGTGCCGGTGATGGTAGGAACCACTTTCATGAAGGTAGCTTCATTGAGCGGAGTGGGCAACTGCATCACACCACGTTTAATATCAGCTTCGGCAGCTGCAAACGTATGAGTTACCCAATTCGTTCCATCTTTAGAATAAGATACTGCTAAAGACAAAGCAGTTACTCCAGCAGGAATCGTGCAGTATACGAAATCACGAGCTAGGCCGGACCCGTTTACTTTTAACACTTTTTCTTCAGCAGGAGCAGTTTTGCCTTCGAAGAAGATTAAGCTATTATCTTGAAACATATACTAAAGCCTCCTTAGGCTACAACGGCTTCAGTGCCGTCGATAGCATCTTCGACTTTAATATGGATACCGTCGATTACTAAATCGTGATAGCCATATACCGGTAAACCAGTAGAAACTTGTTTACCTTGTTGCACCACAATAGGAGCAGTCGGGGTGGGAGTACCACCAGCGGCCAAGAAACCGGTGCGGAGCAAGTCACGTACTTCACGAGAAGTATAAGCAACCAAGTTCACTACATCCGGGTTTTGGATGCGGCCTACGGCTTTGATGAAGTTATCATACAAAGCTACACACGCATCTTTCGGTTTGGCTTCTTTTGCAATGGCTTCGGGGTCAATGTTGGCCACACGAGCACCATAACGCCAGTCTTGTACAGCTAGACCGACGAGCCATTCCATTTGTTTCTTATAGCCGGGGTAAGTACCTCCGTTTTCATCTTGCAAGTCAATCGGACCATCTTTGGAATAGTCGTAGATTTTGATACCTGCTTGAGTCCCTTTGGGATAGAAGGTAAAGATTTTGTTGCGGCCCCATCCAATCAAATAGATAGAGTGTTGTTTCTTTTGGGTCGTACCACCGTTATCAATTACTTGGCGGCTAGATTTAGCACCAGACAATTGATTGTAGCGAGCGGCGAAACCGACAAACGCTTTTTCGTTATCTTGATTGGAACCATAAAAGAATTTTTTGGCGTATTCTTGGTTCATGGCTTCCAATTGTTCACGTTGGCTTTCTGCTTTAATGGTAGCGGTTTTGCCACCTTTTTCGCAGACGGCTACGTCGACTTCGGAAAGCCCAGACATACGACCAAAGGCTTCTTTTACTACGGTGCGGGAACCTTTAGAAGGTTTCACACCTTGATAGGCACGCCGCCAGGTTACTTGCGGCAAGCCGTTCTGAATCGCATATTCATGCCCAGAGTCGCTGTTAGACTCAATAGTCAGAGCGTCGTGGACAATATGATTCGTTTGGTCTAAAACACGGGCGCAAGCGTAGAGTTCACCTTTGGGGCTGAAATACTTCGCATGGTCGTGCAAGTTAAACATTCCATTCGGCATTGTTCATTCCTCTTTAGTTGAAGTTTTCTAGGTCTACTTCTTCATCATCTGTAGACACTGTTGCATTAGGATTAACACTTTCCTTCTCCAAGAGGAGTTCTCCAATGTTCTTCAGAAATCCTAATGTGGCCGGATGCTTTTCAGCACCGGCGAGAGCGAGGAGTTCTTTGAATTTTCCATCTTTGTCCAATTCAGCCAGAACTCTGCTGCAATTTGTTTCGACATTTTTCAGATTATCGCCGTAGGTGGACTTGTTTTGCGCTTCCCAAGATGCTTGTAACGCTTTGAAATCTTCGACTTGTTTCTTAGCTGCATTGACTTGTAGTTCTACAATGCTTTTTGCAGCTTCTGGAGACAGATTGTTAGCTTTGGCGATTTCTTTGAACGACTTCAACGTCTCCGGAGCAACCGTAACACCTTCTGCAGAAATTGCATCTAATTCCGCATAGGTATCAACGTCTGCTTCTTTGGCTTTACCTTCCTCGCCTTTTGCCACATTGTTTTTTAATGCTTTCGATGCGGCAGATTCGTCAGTTTCTGCTTTTTTATCGTCTTGAGCAGTAGCTTTAGAATCGGATTCACCTTCTTTGCCAGGCTCGGTAGTAGTTCCTTTATTATCTTCCGGATTGGTGTCAGTAGATTTAGACGGTTCTTGATTGACGTCTTCCAAAGTGACTTCCATCTCTCCGGTTTGTTGTTCTAATTCGGGCATAATAGTCTCCTATTCATATAATTATTATTTTTATAACTAAATAGTCAAGTTGAAGAAACTAATCTTCAAGGTGCATTTCACACTCTTCGCAATACATAGAGTATCTGTCCATTGGCATCGGCTTCTTGCATTTACCACACAAGTTTCTGTTGTCTAATGGAATCTTATTTGTGCTTGTTGTCGACGATTCTTTTCTTTGTTTATGATAACAAGCTTGGCTGCAAACGCTTTTATTAAAAGTTAGTTTGCCGCATACAGGACATTTGTGCCGTCTCTTATTTTTAGCTTTCATAACTCTCCGTTAATGTATTTTTAACAAACCACTTTTCTCATACTCCAAAATTTTGGCTCCCTCTTCGTCTCCGTTATGCAAGGTAGCATAATTAGCGGGGTTGTAATAAGTAGGAGTCTTAAAAAAATCAAAACCATACAGGTCTATTGATTTGCATTCACTAGACAAAGCAAAGTCAATGGCGATAAATCCGGTACTAGCTTGACACACTTTATGTCCACGGGAAATAACTGCATTGGTCGCAGACTGCGTAAGGAACGCTTTGTCTTTTGGGAATACCCTGAAATGGCAAGGATTCTTGCACCCGTTTCCCCGCTTTACCATGTAGGGCATCCCGTATGCTTCAATCTCTCGTTGAGTAAGAGTACATGCTAAAAATAGAATGCTTGTTCTAAAACCCACTTTTTCGTTAGGAAGTCCACGATTAAATCGGATTACTACGTCGTGGGCATCTATTTCTTGGCCCTGATTTTTGGTCAAAATACTAGAAGCGTTACCGACAATGGCTACAGTCTTGCCTTTAATAAACTTTCTTAGATATGCCAATCCCAAATAGTTCGGATAGCGAAGCATATCTTCCTTTTGTTTGCCTCCAAC